CGCAACCCACCCTCAGCTGAAAGCTAGGGTCATGAACATCTCACAGCAGATCGAAGACGTGCAAACCAGGCTCAACGCGGCGCGCGACGCGCTGCTGGAGCACACATCCGAACCCGACCACGACGCCGAGGAGGCCGACCGGCTGAACGGCGAGATCGAGTATCTCGAAAAGGACCTCTCATCGAAGCAGCGCACCGAAAAGAGCCTTGCGGTGCGGGCGCTCGAACAGCCGCGCGACCCACAGGGGCAGACCTTGGCGGCCCGCCGGCCGCTCGGCGTGCAAGTGCCGGCCACGGCCAAAGCCGATTACCTGTGGCGCGCTGCGGCGGCCGGCTATGTCGCGAAAGTGCGCCACCAGAGCGTCGACGACGTGTTGCGCGAGCGCTACGCGGTCGAGCGCTACAGCGACGCCGAGGCGACTAAGTGGGTGACGCACGCGGCGGTGTCGGGCGCGTTGACATCGGTGCCGGCGTGGGCCGGCGACCTGGTGCAGCAGGGCAATGCCGAGTGGCTGGCAAACCTCAACCCGTCGCCGGTGTTCTCGCGGCTCTCCGCGCTCGGCACCAGCATGACGTTCGGCCCCAACCAGGGCTCGATCAAGATCCCATCGCGGGCCACGACCCCGAGCATCACGGGATCGTTCGTCGCCGAGGCCAACCCGATCCCGGTGCGGCGCCTGGGTGTCACGTCGATCACGCTGATCCCGCACAAGATGGGCGTCATCTCGGTCTACAGCCGCGAGATGGCGGCGTACAGCAACCCCTCGATCGAAAGCATCATCCGGCAGGGTATCGAGGACGACACCTCGATCACGATCGATACGCTCCTCTTGGATGCGACGGCCGAGAGCGCCACCCGCCCGGCCGGGCTACGCTACGGCATCAGCGCTGCCGGCACCGCCAGCACGGCCAAGGGCTACGCCGCTTTTCTGGCCGATATGGCCTTGCTCACAGCCCCATTCTTCAACGTCAACGCCGGCCGCAGCCTGGCGTTGATCATGAACCCGCAACAGCGCATGCAGATTGGGTTCGCACCCGGCCCCGATGGCACATTCGGATGGTCAACACAGTTCACCGACCGGTTCACGATCATCGAAAGCACGACGGTCACCGCCGGCACCGTGATCATGGTCGACGCTGCCGACTTCGTGAGTGTAAACGGCGCCCCGGAATTTGATATCTCGGAGCAGGCTACGTTACATTTAGACGATACTGCTCCCCTGAACATCGGTGTTGCCGGTGCGCCCGCGACCGTGGCCGCACCAACGCAATCTATGTATCAAACGGCGCAGATCGCGATACGTATGTTGTTAAACGTGACATGGAGTATGCGAAGGCCGGGCATGGTGCAGTACCTCACTGGCTGCTCGTGGGCCCCCGCATAGTAACATTGCACTGGGCGGCTATAACAGCCGCCCTTGCTCTCGTGCAAACTGGATTGGGTCTTTATCCTTTTTTCTAATATTGCAGAGAGCACAAAGCCATTGCAGATTTTCTTTGCTGTTCGATCCGCCGCGAGACAATGGAGTGATGTGGTCGAGATGCATTTTGGTCTTTCGCAAGTCTGTGTCGCAGTTGGCGCAGCGATGGTTCTGAGCGTTAAGCATATCCTTGAGATCGGCCGGCGTATGCTGACCCGGTGCATTGACCTCCAACGCACGACGCCTATTGTATAATACTCTCATGGCTTCCGGATTTTCGCGCCGCCATCTTCTACCCTGCTCCAGTATAATTTCTGACTTTTTTGCATACCTGCGCCTCTTTAACTCGCGCGCTTTTTCTGGGTTGTTCTTGTACCATTGTCTGTTTGCAGCCCGCGCAACGTCACGGTTCCGATCTCTCCATCGTCGCGTTGAGTCGCGACCAACTTCCGGATTTGACTTGTTGTATTCGCGCTGTCGAGTGCGTATTTCATCGCGATTGCGGGCATACCAATCACGGTGGTATTCTTTCGAGCTTGCGGCAAATTCTTCTTTATTTCGCTCTATCCAGCGGCGTCTTCCTGCATTCTTTTTATCGAGATTCTGCCTACGCCATCGTTCGTTTGTGGCAAGTTTGCAAGGCACGCATTCGCCGGAAACGAACCTCTCGGCGACATGGCCCCGCTTGCAGGGCTTCCCGGTAAAATATCGCTTGAGTCCTTGCGCCCTGGCTTCGGCGCGCGAGATGATCTCGCCAGCCATCGATCGCTCTCCTATAGCGGTCCGTGGTCAGAGCCGGTTCACTGTTAGAGCAGCGGGCCGGCTCGCTTTGTTTATAGCCGCATGAACACGCATTAACAAGGAGCCGACAGATGGAAACCACGAAAGAACCCGCGCGCACCGTGCCGCGGCAAGGCGAGTCTACGGCGCCCGCACGCGAGCGGGACGAGGCCGACAAGCAGATCGCCGAGCGGCTCGCTGCGGAGCCGGAGCCGCCGCAGCCGAGCCAGGAAGAGGCGGACGCCATCAAGGAGCAGGCGCTCAACCCTGCGGCTGCCGAGCCAAAGGCAGAGACACCGCAACCGCCTGCCGGCGAGACCGACGCGCAGCGCCGCGAGCGTGAGCGCCGCGAGCGCGATCAACAGCGCGCATCCTCCGGCGAGCACACCGACCGCTGATGCCGCTATTCTCTCGGCTGCTGTCCTGGGCGGGTTCAGCGGCCGAGGGGAGGTTCCGCCCCGGCCCGTGGCCGACCGGCGAGGGGGTCATTGCCGCGAGCTGGGGCCGCTACGTCAATTTCTGGCAAAGCGGCTACAACCCGGAGCCCTACAACGAGCGCTCGGCGATGGTCGAGGCGTGCCAGGCGGCCTACAGCGAAACGTTGGCGATGCTGCCGGGCGACCACTGGCGCGGCCTTGCCAACGGCGGGCGCGAGCGGGTCACGACCTCGTCGCTGTCGCGCATCCTGCGCCGCCCGAACGATTACCAGACGGCGTCGGACTTTTTCCTCAACCTGACCCGCCGGCTGTACCAGCACGGCAACGCCTACGCCTATGCGGTGCGCAACAACCGTGCCGAGATCGTCGAGTTGCACCTGATGCGCCAGGGCCAACCCGCGCTCGCCGAGGACGGCAGCATCCACTACGCGCTGTCCGGCAACGAGATCATCGAGCATAGAACAGACCTCTCGGAGCCCGTGCCGGCGCGCGACGTGCTGCACGTCCGGCTGCATACGCCGCGCCATCCGCTGCAGGGCGAAAGCCCCATCCTGTCGGCCGCGCTCGACCTCGGCATGCACAATGTCGCGCTGCGCCAACAGTTGACGTTTTTCTTGAATCAGGCGCGATCTAGTTTCGTGCTTGCGACCGACAACCCGGTCAAGGACACGGACAACGAAACGCTGCGCGAAAAGATCATGAGCCGCATTTCCGGTATGAACGAGGGCATGCCGTTGATCCTGTCGAACGGATTGCGGCCGTACCCGATCTCGACCAGTGCGGTCGACGCGCAACTCGCTGAAATGCTCAAGATGTCCGCGGCGAACATTGCACTCGCGCACCGTATCCCGCTGCAAGTGCTGGGTCTCGGCGAGAGCACCTACGCGAATGTCGAGATACTGAATCAAGCGTGGTTGGCATCGGGATTAGGGTTCACGTTGAATCACGTAGAAACCGCTTTCGACAGCCTGTTCGGCTTGCGCGGGCCGCCCGAGGAATACACCGAGTTGGACACCCGCGCCCTGTTGCGCAGCGCCTACCGCGAGCGCATCGAGGGCCTGGCGCGCGGCGTCATCAGCGGCATCTACAGCCCGGACGAGGCGCGCAACAGCGAAGATTTGCCGAGCGTGCCGGGTGGCGTGGGGAAAGAACCCCGAGTGCAGCAACAGGTCGTGCCGCTATCCTACGGCGCGGACATGCAGCCGCCGCCGGTCAACCCGCCGCCGCCGGAACCGGCGCCCGCCGACCAGACGCCACCCGACAACCAGGACAACCGCGATGGCGGCGACAGCCAGGATGCCGAGCATTCACTCGCTGCGCTCCGCGCTGCGTATGACCGGGAGCGCCTCGTTGCCGCGTGACGATGTGGTGCTCGCCGAATTGGGCGCGATCGTGGGGCGGCTGGAGCGCGAGCTGCGCCTGCGGGTGGCTACGCTTATCGCCGAGGTCGAAAGAAAACAGGCCTTGCTTGAGGCAACCTATGCCAAGCAGGAGCTCGGTTATCACAAAACGGCGGGCGAGTTCTGCGATCAGATGGCCGCCCGGCTCGCCACCGTCCGCGACGGCAAGGACGGTGAGCCGGGGCCGCCTGGTGCCGATTCCAGCGTGCCGGGTCCACCGGGCGCCGACGGGCGGAGCTACGCGCCGCGCGGGACGTGGAGCGCGCAGGCGTCATATGCCCGGCTCGACGTGGTGGCGCTGGACGGGGCGAGTTTTATCGCTCTGCGCGACGATCCCGGCGCCTGCCCTGGCGAGGGATGGCAGTCTCTATCGCTGCGCGGACGCGCCGGACAGCCAGGCCCCCGCGGCGAGAAGGGCGAACGCGGCGAGGTTGGCCCGGCCGGACCTCCGGCGCAGCCCGCGGCATCCTTGATCGTCACGGACGAGGGCATGCTGACGCTGAACTTCGAGGACGGCAGCACGCTCTCGTGCGACCTCTACCCGCTGCTCGCCCGCCTGCGATGAGAACTGCATATCGCATCAGCCGCACCGTCGTCCCGGCGGCAAGCCTGGCGCTCGTCACGGTGGAGCAGGCCAAGGCGACGCTCGGCATCGAAGCGGCCGACACGAGCCAGGACGCCGCGCTGCAGGCGCTGATCGGCCAGGTCAGTGCCGCGGTCCACCGCTACATCGACCGCGTCCTGGTGCAGCAAGGCTACCGCGACCAGTTCCGCTACGTGTCCAATTGGATGGCTCTCGGCGAGCCGCTGGCGCTGTGGCAATACCCGGTCGCGCTCGACGAAGACGGGTATCCCGTCGCCGCGATCGTGCAGGACGGCGCCGCGATCGACGCCGCGCTGTACGAAACCGACGACGAGCGCGGGCTGCTCTACTCGATCGACGCGTCGGGCGCCTACGGCTGGACCGGATTGCTGATCACGGTCGATTACACCGCCGGCTACGACCCGATACCCGAGGACGTGCAGGCCGCCGCGCTCGATTGGCTTACGGCTCGCTGGAACAGCGAGGGGCGCGACCCGAGCCTGCGCAGCGAGACGGTGCCGGACGTCCTGGCGCAGACCTATGCCGGCGCGGACCCGATGGCGTCGTCCGGCATACCCGGCACGGCGCGCGACCTCTTGGCGCCATACATGCGCCCGGCGCTGTGACCCCCGAGACAATGATCAAAAGCCTCGACGCCGCGCTGGCGCAGACCGGGCAGGCGGTGACGCTGCAGCGCACCAGCGTGGACAGCGCCTCGGGCGAGGTGACGGTGGGCGAGACGCTGGTGTGTCCGGCGCTGGTGCGGGCATCTGGGCCGCAGGATCTGGAGGCGGGCGAGGTCCTCTCAATCCGCATTGTCGTCTCACCGACCGGACTCGGGGCCTGGGGCCTGCCGACCCGCGACGACCGGATCGTGATCGACGGCGACGAAAGCAATCTTGAGCAGGTGGTGCCGATCTACTGGGAGGGCCGCCTCGTGCGTGTGAATCTCCTAGCCCGTGGCTGACCCGCGCGAGGCGATCCTCAACCGCGTGGTTGTTGTGTGCGGCAGCGTCACGGGCATTCAAGCCGCCGCGCGCAACCGGCTCGATGTCGCCGCGCTTCGCCGCCCTGCGGCCATCGTTCATGACGGCGCCGAGCAGCTCCTCGACGCGCCGCAGGGCGAGCGCCGCTCCCGGCTGCAGCGCATGGAGTTGGCACCGGGCGTTACGGTCGTGATCCGCGGCGACGACGGCGCCGAGGCTGGCGCCCTAATGACGCTGTATCGCAGCCGCATCGTCTTCGCGATCCTGAATGACGCCGAATTGATCGCCCTGGTCGGCACCAACGGCGGGATCCGCTACGAGGGCGCTACCGTGGCGCTCCCGGACGCCGAGGCGCGCGAGTACCGCATTACAATCGATCTTGTCTTTACCTACCCGTTTTACCTTTCCGACCTGGGAGCCTGAGTCATGGCCGCATCGACACTGAGCATCGGCACCGCACCGCAACAACGGGGAACCCTCGTCTTTACCGGGCAAAACGATATCGGCCCGCAAGTCGTTTTGACGCTGACGCTGGTGCAGTTTTC